ATAACTACCTGAAGCTTTTATATTAGATCCTTGTAAAGGTTTACCTCTTAATATATTTTTATTTTTAAGATTACTTGTAAGATCTAAATTAATTCTTCTACCTATCTTAGGTTTATGTGTTATCTTTGTTTTAGTAGGTCTAAATTTTATATCAGCCATTAACTACATCCTTTATATTGAGATGCTACAATCATACCACCTTCACTAAATCCTCTGGCTGAATTAACCATTTTCTTTTTAGGTCCTTTATAATCTGGATTTTTATATTGTATAGTAGAACTTTTTTCCATTCTATCAAACTCAGCATCACTCATTGCATCTACTTCTTTATCAGTATAATCATCAAAGTTCTTTACATTTTTATAAATAGGAGCACGATCTGAACCTCCTACTTTTTTTCTACGTCCTACTGCTCTTCCTTTAGAATCTCTAAGAATTGTTGTTTTAAACTTTGATGTATCTCCAACTACTTCAATATCTTTTAGTTTTTTTCTTTTCTTTTTATTTATATTTAAAGCTCCTAAGTCTGGAGTTTGTGGTCCTATTCCTCTAGCCATTAGCTTCCTCCCTTTTGAATTGTATCAGGAGTACCAGCTGGACTCCAGTTATCTTGCATTGTATTAGTTCTTGAACGTCTAGCTCTATTTCTTATACGTGCTGCTTCAGTTGCATATTGTTGTTGCCATGCTTGTAATACTGCATAGTCTTTCATAAAGTATGTAGCTTCTACCATAGTAGCATCAAACAATAATGATGGGCAGAAGTCTGTTAAATAATTAGATTGTGTTGATGAAGTTAATGTAGTTAGATTAGTTTGATAAGCTATCTCTGCATCAAGAGTTGTAGATGGAGTTGGAGCTATTTTAATTTGTGTATTAGTTTTAAAACCATAATACTTTGGTGTACCAGTTGAAACTGATACGGGCCAATAGTCTATTATATAATCATATTCTCTTTGTAATAAAGAACCCTTGGAACCAGAAGTATCTATTACTAATCCTTTAACTAACTCTGATCCTGTTGGAACTGTTATAAATGCATTGTTAGCACTTACAGCAATACTAGTATAACTGGTTAAACCAATATCATCTATGTCCCCAAGGATTCTTTCTTGAGCTCGTCCTACCATATCTGGAAGCTGTGATATAAATGAATCTGCTTCATTTTCGGTAGTAGCAATAACTGAACTTACTAATGTAGTATAATTCATTTATCTATCCATAATAAATGTAAGCATTAACATTGGCAGAAACAGTAGTAGTTACATCTCCTCCGCCTGTTATACTTACCATTGTCATAGAAACTTTTCCGTTAACTCTTATTCCTAAAGGATCAAAATAAATTGTATCTTCAGTATTTGCTGCATAGATAGGTTGTTGAATTAATATACCACTTGTATCAGCTATGTTCATTATACCAGCTTGTTTACTAGCATAACCAAAACCTCTGATACGAGTATCTATAATTGAAACATCACTAGCTAGGTCTATAAAATTACCAGTACCACCAACACCTCTATCTAAACTTACAACACCTGTTTTAATATTTGTTGCCATCTTTTACTCCAATTGTCAGGGGAGAATTTTACTCCTCCCCTATTATAAACTAAACTTAATACTTATGAAAATTAAGTTGTTGGAGCAGTAACAACATCTACTACATCGTTAAAATTACGATGTTGTAAATAATCAATTACTACATACATTTTACCAGTAGTACCTGCAGTACCTGCAGCATTATGTACGCAAACTATTCTTTGATCAGTTGCACCTGTATCAGTCCATGCTGATGTGTTAGCTACAGCACCTCCTATATTATGAAAACCAATTGTATCTCCTACAGATGTACCATTAACATATAAATCAGTATCACCTGAAGTACCTATATCAAAATCATCAGATGTTCCTGAATTAAATATTTCTGTTACGTGTCCATGTATTGCAGTAATCATACTACGTGATGGAATAACAACAGTTGTAGATACAGTAGTAGCACCAATTGATACAAAGAAAGCTTGAGAATTTTGTACCCAGCCTATATTTTTAACGTCTGTTCCTACTGATGTACCAGTAGTTTTTGAAATCGAACCAGTTCTTATTGGTCCTGAAAAAGTAGTGTTTGCCATGTTATCCTCCTGTCGTGGCTAATGTCAGCTTTCGCTGTCAGAAGTAATTATAAAAAGGGGAGAAAGATTATTCCTCCTCCCCTGTGTTCTAAAGGTTAACTACCTTGTGATCCAAAGTAACCTCTCCAATCAGACCAACCGAAAGAATATCTTTCTCTAGCCTTATATCTTAGGTTGCCTGTATCAAAGTCAGGTAACATTTGTGTTTGCAATGGTGTTCTGTTAAACATTTTAGTTCCGTTAGGACAATCTGTTTTCATGAACCATGCATCTGCATCGCTGAATCGTTTATTAACGAAGTAACCATTAGGTACTAGACCTCCATGGTTAATTGCATTAATGTCATTATCAGCAGTACCCGGTCTGTAAGGACTGTCTAATAGACGAGCAGCTGCAAACTGATTATGTGGTGCAATGTGAATTGACAATGTATTTGTACCAATCAGAATGTTTCTGTCATCTTTAGCAGTTTGTACAGATACTAAACCTGACTCAAGTGAAGCTTCAGATAAGTCAGTTGTTCCGTTAGTAGCAATCAAATTACTTTGATTAGCACCACCAACGATTGGGTGAGCAGCAGAGAATAAAGGAACTCCATCTCCACCACCATATGATGCGTTAAATCCTTGGTTAAAGATGTCCGCACCTTTTACTTGTTTAGTATTTGCCATTGCTCTTGCAAGACCACGTGCACGAAGTTTAGAGAATGTATCATAAAGATTATCCTCCATAGCTTCTTCTGTTACACTAAATGCTAATGCAATTGTTTCTGCAGTATACCTTGCTGTATATGAATCTTGTGCAGTATCATATTGAACAGCAGCACCTTCTTGTTTAACTGGAGCTGATCCAAAACCTGTGAAGAGTACTTCTTCTTCAAAAGCTCTGTCTGAGTTTTCCATTTCAAACAATGGTGTTAATTCATCAACAACTTCTCCGTATTCCATGCCGAATATAGCATTAAGACCGGGAACAAGTTGTTTCGCAATACTAGCTCTATTAATAGCAGCCATGTTCTTTCTCCCTTTCTATTATGCTACGGCACCTTGTCTAAGTGCGTGATGGATTAACTCTACTTCCAAGTATGGATACGCAGAGCTGGCAGAATTGCCCGGTCTAGCATCATAAGCAATAGGACGGAATAATGCAGTTGTACCTGTAATTCTAGATGAAGCATCTAGTGATCCGTTACTTTGACCTGTGATAGTAGAACCTGTGCCAATGTTGGCTTCGAAATTAAAAGTCATAATATCTCCAGCTGTTACAGCACCATCTGCCTGTACAATAAATGTAGCATATGGATCATCACATACATAGCCTATAGCTTGTGTACCTGATAAAACGCTAGTTGCAGCCGGCCAATATGATGACCATGTTGGTGTTCCATTAAGTGCTGTATATTGACAGCCTTGGAATACACCGATAGGTTTAGCAGCTGAATTATTTCCAGCAGCAAGAATCGCTAGATTACCTGCTGAAACTTCTACAAGAGTTCCTGTAAACATTGCTGTGGCATAACCATCAGCTATGTTGTACATGTTTGTTCCTGTAGAGTTACTTGCACTTCCCCATCTGCGAGACGGAACTAATCCGTTTGGTGATGCAGTATCTGACATCGTTATCTCCCTCGTGTGGTTAGTTAGTTACAAAAAATTACAGTATTAAGACGAGAACTTTGGTTGCCTTCCTACTGTAGTCTTACTCTTGCTATTATTTTGAATAGGCATTCGAGAGTCGTTGTTTGACATCAATTGCTGATTTACAGCATCCATCATACTATCCGATTTCTCTTGATAATACTTATTTCTGGCATCTGCTTGTCCTTTGGCTATCTTGGCAAGGGCGACATCCCCTCGAACAACGCAGTTTTCATAGCGACCTTTGTCCACCACGATAGACGTTGGTAACATTTCTGGAACTTCCTTGGGATCTACAAACTCGTAACCTTGTTGTGTTTTCCTTCCCACATTCTTATAGTCATCATCTCCTTTTAAAGATATTCGTATCCAACGTAGTACCAATCCTTGGCTTAAAAAGCGATCATAAACTGAATCTGGTATATCTAACAGATTAGGTTCTTCATATGTATATTCTCTAGTTTGTTCTTCTCTTGTTTCCATATTACGTGATTGTTTCATTTTTTGCACCCTTCTATCCACGATCTATATTAGTATATTCACCTGAAGATTCTGCTTTCCTCTTCTCGGCTGCATACTTCTCAAGAGGTATATTCCACTTCTTAGCTAAGGCTACGTCATCTTGTGTTAACTTAACCTTGTTGCTTTTAGAAGTAGGAGGAGTTCGTGAGCTTCCTGCTACTACCTGTTGAGGAGCCTTCTTCGGTTGGCTCTCCCCGAATTTATGAGGGAAATTAACTTTCATTCGATTGTCAACTTCTTCATAAAACTCTGATGAACTAGGATCATATCCTTCTTGCTTCAGTTGAGCATCTATTGCTAATGCTGAAGCTGTCATGACTTGATCTTGTCCAAACCAATTGTTCTCTGGTTTACGACTCCACTCTACAGCCACAGGATCAAACTCTTGTTGTGGTTGCTGAGGCTGAGGATTAGCTTGAGCTTGCATTCCTTCAGCAGGTGGAGTTTCTTCTATTTCTTTTTTTACTTTCTCCAGATTACTTTTATCTTGGTTTATATTATTTAATTCTACCTGTGCTTTAGATATTGCTTCCTGAGAAGCTAACATCTTTTCTTTATTGCCACTATCATAGGCATCTAGATAACTTTGTTTTGCCATCTCTAAATGCTGTTGAAGTAATTTCTCACTACTGGTATTAGCATTTTCTCTAAGATTTAAAGAACCTTTAGTTAGTTCTGCTTGTTGTTTTTCTAAAGCTTCTATACGTGCTTGAGCTTTTATTAAAGCCTCTTCACGTTCTTTTCTTTGCTTAACCAGATGTTGTATTCTTTTAGAAGCACCATCAGTTTCAATACCTTTTAATTCTGGTATAGTTTCTTTTGGTTTCGGAGCTTCCTCTTTTACCTCTTCTTTTTCTTCAACAACTGCTTCTACTTTTTCAATAGGTTCTTCATTCTCTACTTCAAAAGCAACTTCTTCTTTCTTGTCGGAGGATTTAGAAGTATCTATCTCACTCCATTCTTGTTCTTCTGCCATTTTATTCTCCATAGTTTGCGAACACTAAGATTACGCATATTTATTTTATACCATACAATACAGAGTTAAGCAACTAAGTTAATGCTTGTATCTAATAGTGCTGGATCTTTAATTGTCATTAATACTTGATCATCATATATTAATAACATCTTCACACCTTGGTAAACAAACTTAGTACCAGTTAGTTTACCATAGCATACATAGTCTCCTTCTTTACACCAATGTCCAGTAGGAAACTTTGATTCGTCTTTATAAGCTAGATCTCCTATCTTGATAACTCTACCAACAGTAGTAAGATATGCTAGATCATCTTGTAATTTATCAGGAATAATAATTCCACCTTTAGATTTTTTCTTAGCACTTACTGGTCTAATTAATAAATGAAAACCGGGAACATGAGGAAGGTCTTTTGGATCTTCTATGTCTTCTTCACTTATCCATTCATCATTAGTTTTTGCATTACCTAAATGAGGATTCATCATTAAATTTGTTCTCCTTGTTCTTGTTGCCAACGTAAATCATTTTGATGAGGTATTAATAAATCAGGATTTACATTGGGAGTAATTTTCCAATCATTGTCTGTATCTGGTCTACGTTGTGTAGTATCACAACCAGCATATGTAATTTTTACATCTTCAGGATTATCTTTTTCAAAATCAATAATAGCATCATAGTATGGACCTACTTGATTTTGAAAAGTATGTATTAACATTTGTTGACAATGTTCTGCACTTATATTTTTTTTATAAGGTGCACTTTCAAATTGAGTACACTCCCCATGAAAACACACAAGGAGTGTTGCTACATAAAATATTTCTGGCACTAGAATTTAAACTCTTGTTCAAAAAAGATAACACCATCATCATCTATGTTGGTATCAAACTGATTCATATCTTTACCAGTCTGTCTGTCCCAACCTAATTGAAATGTGTTACCATTTACTTGTTTATATTTTCCAAACAATCTTAATTTACTTTTTTCATCCTCATCCATATCAAAGTAATATCTGTACCCTGCAGACCAACCGGGTAAAGTACTATACCCTGTATCATTGGCTTCAGCTTCTGTAGAAGGTTTCATAAAAATAGATCCACCAATTATTATTCCAGCAATTATTACAATTGCTATCCAAAACATTTTAGTCATCTGATTCCATCCTTTTTTTAATTATTGTTTTTAAACTATTCTTTGACCATTCAATTCCACTTATAGAACCAACGATCTGTCTATAATGGTTATAGTCCTCTATTGCTCCTGATGCAAGCATTTCTTTTAGACGTTCATTTTCTGCATCAAAAGAATCTGTAATCTCATCAATTAATTCCACTATTTCTTACCTCGTTTTTTAAAAGTTGATACATTAGTAGGCTTCCCTCCTACTCCTTGCTTAACACTCCTTTTTCTTTTTACTGCTGATTTTTTTTGTGAGGTGGTCATTCTTTTTGCTTTAGCAAGAGGTACACATTTAGGATACTTACGTTTTGATCCTTTACTTCTACCACAAGGTTGATACTTACCTTTCTTCTTAGGTGCACCAATGTCCACCCATTTTTCACCTACCCATTTACGTAAACTCATTTACGTTTCCTTGCTGTTTTCTTTTTAGTTCCTTTAGGTTTAACTCTGCCAGAACATACACCTGAAGCATACATATTTGCATAGGCACTTGGATAAACTTTAAACTTTCTCTTAGCTGCTGCTTTACCTTTTGCACATAACTTCTTAGGCATTTCTTTTTCCTTTCTTTTTTTTCTTCTTAGCATTATCCATAGCTATAGCTACAGCTTGTCTTTGTTTATATCCAGAGTCAATAAGTTCTTTAATATTGTAATTAATAACTTCTTTACTACTCCCCTTTTTTAAGGGCATCTTTATTCTCCACTTCTGAAATTTTAATTAAATTATCTATAGCTCGTGCAGCTTGTTTCTCATCTCTTTCATCACCTAACTTCTCAGCATCAAGAGCAAGACGAGCTGCAAGCTCTGCATACTTAGTAGCTGTTTCACTATTCTTTACTTCTAATTTACCAGCTGCGTCTAATGCTTTAATAGCTACTTCATCTTCTTTAAGATTAGTTTCACGATCTTTAATAGCTAAGTTAGCTGCATCTTTGGCTGCATCTATTTCTACTCTTTGTTCATCAAGTTCAATACGTGCTTTCTCATTTAGTAACATTTGTTGTTCTGGAGATACAGCAGCTTGCATATTCATATTAGCTTGAGCAATCTCTTGTGCAGCTTGAGCCATTACAAGTTCCATAGTTTGTGGATCATTTGCTACACCACTTGCTTCTACCATACCACCTAGTTGTTCTTGGTATTGAAATAATATATGTTCACGTATATTAGATTCAAGAATAGGTACACCAGCTTTCATTAAAGGATTTTTACCTATAGCTGGATCTTCTAAGAATGAAGTCTTAAATATAATATGTGCTTTATGATTCTGACCGGGATAAGCTTTAATAGGTTGTCCCTGAGATATTGCCATAATATCAGCCATTGGATCTCTAGGTTCTGGTTGAGGTTCTGGTGGCATTACTTGATCTAAGTTTGGAAAGTTTGCTGCCAATAAAACTTCACGATATAAAGCTCTGGTATTAAATGTACCCGGAGGAGTTTGTTGTGC